CACCGCCCAGAGCTGCTTCCACATGATAGCGGAAAACAGAGTAATTTCGATAGTCAACAACCAACATCCCAGGATGCCAAAAGCGTTGATAACATTGGAGCCAAGCATAAGCCAAAACTCGAAACAACACAACTGTGTTGTCAACAATAGTATTCGGGGATCCAGATGGATTTCCAGTATTCTTCCGCAGAATCTCTCCCGAAGGCATCACAATATAGGAGTCGACAATATCCATGTAAATATGCTTCAATCTGAGATACGTATCTTGATCTTGGACGCGCATCATCTCAAATCGCCAATCAACCATCTCATACATAGCTTGGCGAAAAACAGAAGCATCCCAAGCTGATTCGTCCAATTCAAATGCGTTAGGCCATTTGTTCAAGCGCTGGTAGAGTTGATGCCAGCCTTGATAATACTTACAAATGCCAACACAATTAAATGTAGGTCCAACGGATTCATAAAATTTCTCATTGGTATTTCTACACAAACGATCAGCAATCATAACCATAGCCAGGTCGGCACCAGTAAAACCTCGCAAACTGCCTTCAAGAACCTTAAGCTTATTGCGCACTTCCTCCTTGGAGTTATAAAGCCAGAGAAGATGTAATGGACCATCTTTCAAAAGCTTCCATTGAACTCCAATAAAATCAAGAATCAATCCATCACGAAGTGCGTCTGCTTTGGTCCGATACTTCAAAACCCATGGAGCACCAGGCGAAGTTTGCTTATTCATAGCTTCCACTTCATATGCCCAGGATATCAATTCGGAATTCCCAACGTAGGGTTTCCAATGATGAACAGACCAGACAAAAGTTAAATTCCAATCGCGTTGATTTATAGCTGGTTGAGGTCGATCATATTTTAAAATCGACTGATAAGCATGTTCGACCCTTGGCAAAGCGCGAGTATAGTGTTGTTTTTCAAGAACTTGTTCCATCCCAATTTGATGCTGAAGAAAAGCACAGTAAAGATGGTCGAAATTTGGCTTTGCAGTGTATTTCACACCACGATTAACACGACCAACATAAGTGAGAAAATGAATTTCTTTTTGAATTTTCGCGAATGAATCGGAAAAACAATAGTGAAAAGGAGAAGGATATTTAGAAACAAGATCCTGGCCGCGATGAGTTGATTCAACCGGCCAACAAATTAGTTTTTTGCAGTAGAAACAACAGCATTCCAAAGAGCATCAGTCATCGGAATACACGCATTGTATGCAAAACTGCCAGAACGATGGAAACCAACAAGGAA